TGAATGTTATAACAACCAAGTGACTGTTCAGGATCAATTGGTTGTTGGTTCTGCTGGTATTATTCCAATTACAGATGGTGGTGCTTCTTTAGGTGGCTCTAACTATCGATTTGAGAATATTCAAGGAAATAATCTAAAAGCATACGAATCATTACAATTAGGAGGAACACACCCAATTTATGATCAGAGTGGTTTTGGGATTGGGATTAATAAAGACAATCCTATTTTAGGAAATTATACTAGTGGTGAAGGTTTAACTTATATCTCGAATAGTTCAGCTATAGAAAATGTTATGTTTACATTACATAAAACTGGCTCACATTTTGGAGGAATGGCACTTAACGGAACTGTAACAGACAATGACCAAAAAATAGTATTCTTTTCTCAATACAATACAGCAGGGTTTGAGTGGAAGAATAATGTTCCCTCTTATGGTACTAACGGTATGGGAAATCTTACTACAACTGGTACAACCCTCATGGAACTAGGGTCTGATGGTGCACTATCTTTAGGTGCTGGTTTAATGCTTGATGGCGACATGTCTCATAACAATTATAGCAAAAGTTTATATCCTAGTAACTTGAATAATACAGGCTCTTACGCTATGCAAAAGAGTTTTGTAAAAGAGTTCATGTATACAAAATATCAATGGCCCGATGCATCAGCAACTGATTTGTTTACAATAGAACCATACGATGACAGAACTGGTTCACCATACAGCGGTTCAAATATTTGGGCTGGGGTTGGTGTTGAAATAACCGTTGTAGGTCATTATAAAGGAGTTGGACAAGGAAATGTTTTTTCAAAAATAATGGCCCTTATGCATTGGTCTTCGGGTGCAAGATCAACTATGATAACCTCAAATGTTACAGCCGGCCAAAGTGTTACAAGTTGGTTTTCAACTTCAAATACTGGTACTCTGGGGCAAAAATTAAGCCTTACGTATAACAGTGGCGTTTGGAGCGGTGGTCCAGCTATGGTTCATATCAAAATCTATACCGCCTACGCAGGAGACGATGAATCGATTAATGATGATGGTAAACATATTTATTGGGTATTAACAGAGAACTTTTCTGGTGGAGCAGAATAGTAGTTCTTTAAATATGTCTTTTTCTTTCGTTTCTCACTATTTAGAATGATACGTATTATTTAGGAGTTAACTTAATGTCTTCAATGTTAGAACAAGCTATCGTTGACGCACAAGCGTTGCGTGAAGCTGCTCTCAAAAACGCAGAGCAAGCACTTATTGAAAAATTTGCACCACAGATCAAGGATGCAGTTGAAAGTTTATTGGAAGGCGAAACCGCAGCACCAAAAAAGAAAGTCTCTTACGAGGGTCAAAACTACAGCCTCATGGAAATTGATGGTGACAAAGCTGTTCTACAGAAAGAAGGACAAAAAGCTTTTGTTGTTGAAGCCTCAGAACTTGAAGAAGAACTTTTGCAAGAAGAAGAAGTTGGAGCACAAGATCCTGCTGATGCCGAAGAAGAAATGATGAGTCCTTTTGAAGATGTACCTTATAGTTTTCAAAAAGATGAAGATGCTGAGGTTGAATATGAGTTCACCATGGATGACTTCGAAAATAGCACTATAGATTTTGGTGACATCATGGATAAAGAAATGCCACAGGAAGAACCAACAGAATCTTATGATGATCTTGCTGGAGAAGCTGCTCCTGAAGCTCCTGCTGAAGAACCAGCAGACGAAGAAGGCGGAGATGATATTCTTGCCGGACTTGATCTTCAAGAAGAAGAACTTGAAGAAGAAGATCTTATCAGTGAAATCATGAACCTTATTAATGAAATGGGTGAGGATGAAGATGAAGAACTTCTTGAAGAAGAACTTATTGTTGATATGGGTGAAGGAAAAGATGGAACGTTCCAAACAAACAAAGAAATCTTAGAATACTATAATGAAATGCAGCTGGCTAAAGAAGCAGCTGAAGAAAAAGAAAAGGAAAATGAGGGCCTTAAAGAAACACTCAAAAGATTTAAGTTAAAGAATAAGCAATATAAAGATGCTGTTGAGAAGTTGTCCGAGAAACTTAATGAGACGCTTTTATCAAACGCAAAACTTGTTTATTCCAACAAAACTTTAGGCGATGCCTCCTTGAATGAGCGACAAAAGAATAAAATTGTCGAAGCCATCGCCAAGGCAAGAACTCCCGAAGAAGCAAAAAATCTTCACGAGGCTCTGAATGCTACGGTAACTTCTAGTCAGGATAAAAAATCCCCTAGAACCCTAAGCGAGTCTGTACAGAGAAAATCAACTCTTTCAGGAATTCTTCCACGTAGAAAACAGCAAGTTAATGAATCTTCCGAGCATACATTTGCCGAAAAGATGAAGAAACTTGCGGGCATTAAATAACAATATTTAAGGAGGTTAAAAAATGTCTATTATTGAAACACTTACAGAAGGCATCGTAAACCGTGACATGAAGAAAGAAGGACACGCTCTTCTTTCTAAGTGGGGAAAAACCGGTCTACTTGAAGGTCTTCAAACCGAGCACGAAAAGTCAACTATGGCTCGTCTGCTTGAAAACCAAGCAAAAGAACTTCTTCGCGAATCTAGCTCAATGAGCGCTGGTGACGTTGAAGGTTTCGCTGCTGTTGCTTTCCCAATCGTTCGTCGTGTATTCGCCGGACTTATCGCAAACCAATTGGTTAGCGTTCAACCGATGAGCCTTCCATCTGGACTCATCTTCTTTCTTGACTTTGTATATTCACCAAATATCAATGCAAGCACACAACCTTCTCGCCTAGGTAATGTCCCAGACAAATCTATTTACGGTACTGATCGTGTTGGATCAGAAGTTACTGGTGGTGTCAACCTTGTTGATGCTGATGGTGGCTCTCTTAGTGGACCTCGTGAGATGGTTGGATACGGTTATGCTTCTGTAACTGGATCAAATGTTGCACTTACGGCAAATGCTGCTGATGCTGCGACAGTTTCCATCTTTAAACTAGACGGAACTGTAACGGAAGCTAGACAAAAGATTATTAAATATGATCCGGATCTTCTGGCTAAAACAACTGGTGGTGTTATTGTTTTGGACGTTGCTGAAGATCACTTCACAAATCCAGACTTTGATAACCTAGCTGCCTTCACTTTGGAAGATATTATAAATGCAACTACTTCTGGTAATGACCTTCTAACGATGCTTAATGGGCAAACTGGTGTTGGAACAATTGGTGGTATTGGTGAAGTTGAACTAGCTAGACGATTAACTCAACGTGTTGGTAGTGATTCTCGCGGAGCACCATATCAATCAGGTCTTACAAGCCAAGCAAAAGCTGTGCGATTTGTAATGGTAATCAATGATGCTAGCGATATCACAGCTGAAACCGATACTGCTGAAGCAGCTTCAGCTGCCCTTGATCTCGGAAAAATTAAATACCCTGTGAAAGATACTGTTTCTACCGCTGCGGTATCATCTGGTGAAAAAGGAGGTGCTCTTGGGACCTTCACTAACCTTATGGAAGGAACTGGAGATATTCCAGAAATCGACATTAAGGTTGATTCAATCGCGATCACAGCGCAGACCAAAAAGCTTAAAGCTAAGTGGACTCCTGAGCTTGGTCAAGACTTGAATGCTTATCATAATCTTGATGCTGAGGTAGAACTTACTTCTATTCTTTCCGAGCAAATCGCTCTTGAAATTGATCGCGAGATTCTTGCTGATCTTGTAAATGGTGCGACTGCTGGTACATTCTACTGGTCTCGTTCACCTGGCCTTTTTGTTAACAAAGTAACTGGTGCTGAACTTGGTGCAACTTCTGCTGCTCCTGATTTCACTGGAACAGTATCTGAATGGTATGAGACTCTCATTGAAACTATCAATGACGTTTCTGCTCAAATTCACCGTAAGACACTTCGTGGTGGAGCGAACTTCGTAATCGTTTCTCCTGAAGTTGCTAACATTCTTGAATTCACCAGCGGTTTCCGTGCAAACGTAACTGCTGATGCTGACAAGGGTGAAATTGGCGCTGTTAAAACTGGATCTCTTAGCCGTAAGTTCGACGTTATCGTTGATCCTTACTTCCCACGTAATCTGGTTCTTGTTGGACG